TTGAATGACTGGCAGCGCACTGGAATTGGTGCGTTTTTTGTTGGCTGGTCTACTGATTTAGTTCAAGATGGAGAAGAAGTTACATCGGTGAATGAAGATCAGCCAGACTTCCGACGTTTACATTCCTTAAAGATTCACTTTCCACCTGACTTCACTCCTGAGAAACAAGAGTACGTAGTTATTGAGGTAGATTCTCCGTGGGATAGCTTGAAAAGTAATAAAAACTACAACCAAGACGTTGTAACTAATTTACGCTCGGCCTCTATTTCGTACGTCAAAAGCGATAATAAATCTAAGGAAACTGAAGATTTAGCGAGAGTAAAAACGTTCCATTACTTTTCAGCGACTGAACGGGCAGTGTTTGTCCAGGCAGAAGATGAACCTATCCTAGCTCCTGAGCCTAACCCTTACGCTGAAGTGTTTGGTAAGGGTCGGGAGATTCCAGTTCGCTTCATTTGGGGCGATGATGAGTTAGAGTCAGAGTGGCCGATGAGTACAATTCAGGTCATGGAAAAGCTCCAGATGGAGCTGAATAAGACTCGGACACAGAAATCTACCCATCGGAAGAGGTTTAATCGAAAATATTTAGCTGATGATACGCTTAAAAGCGATGACTTAGCGAAGATCGAAGAGGGACAAGATGGAGTGATAGTTCCCGTGACCGTTGAGGGAAACAAGAACATCAACAACATGGTCGTTCCGATTGCAGACGCGAACATGACCATTGCTAATGATGATATGGATCGTCTCACGAAAGACGATATTAACGTTGTAACTGGTTCGACGCAGGTTGGTTTGTCCGGTCGGTCAGTGAACCCAACTCTTGGGCAAGATGAAATTGGAGAAACTAGAAGTCAGTCTAGAGAAGACGAAGAACAAGAGATGGTTGAAGAGTTCGTTGAGGAAATCTATACTGCTCTCTTACAGTTAGATCAAGCTAAATTGCAGACCCCTATTGCAGTGAAGATTAACGGATCACAGACGCAAGAGTGGCAAGAGGTAACAGGGGAAGACATTAAAGAAGAGTTGTTAGTTACTGTAGTTTCGGGTTCGATGGTACGAGAAACAGACGAGCAAATCAGGAAAGAAGCCGCTGCACTGAACGCTCAAGTGTCGTTAGTGCCGATGTTCCAACAGCTAGTTCCCGAAATCACCGCTTCAGTGCTTGATTCCTATCCGCAGTTCTCTTCAGTTGCTGAGAAAGCTAAGGAGCTTATTAAGCAAAACGAGGAAAACCCACCACCGCCACCCCCTCCGCCTCCAGCTACTTCGGCGCAGATTCTAAATTCTCTTTCAAGTTTGATTAAAGCTGGGGTACAGATTTCCATTCCCCAGATTGAAGCTGCCTTACAAATGGCGGGCTTGCCTCCGTCAATGCCAAATCCCCCTATGGCTCCGGTTCCTCCTGAAGCCTTGCCTCCCGAAGATTCTAGTTCTACACTACCGGTATGAGATACGCGCAACCAAAGTTACAGAAAGCTATATATTCTAAGGGAGAACCTTCTAAGCCTATTAAGAAGACGATAGGTTCTTTAGAAGAAAAGAAGCGTAAAAATAAAGCTCTCATGGAGGCTTTAAGAAAATGAGCGAAGGTTTCAAGTTCACTATCAACCCTGAAGAGTCGAATGAAATTGGGATTGGAAACTATCCCAAAGGACATGAGTGCGTGTTTTTAATCAAAACTGTGTTAGTTGAGAATGATGACGCTAAGTTAACCTTTCAAGCTTCTGAGATTGAAAAGGTAGGCGGGAATATCGCTATTCCAAACAACTTAAATGGGGCTTCTCCGATGTATAAAGCAGGAATGGGAGCTTTAGATAAGAATAAAGCTGTATTTACCCGTCCAACTATCGAACCGTATGTCAGCTAGACAGATAATGACGCTTGAAGAGTTAGCTATAAAAGACCCGAATCGGGCCAAATATCTCTATGAATATGCCAAAGAAATGGAAAAGAAGGATAGTAAACTTTATGAAGTATATAAAGAGAAAGTTTGCTTAGAATGCGATCGTCCGAGGGAAATTGCTAACTCTCGGTATTGTAATAGACATCAGCTAGTCATTGAAAAATGCATCGCTGAAGAGCGTCGGTTAGGGAAGTCATTAAGTCCTAATTACGGGTACTCAGAAGCAGGGTTTAATTACGGCTTAAATGCCTACATACACGATAAGGATCATTTCAATCGCTTGACAAAGTATTTAGAACGTTCAGAATCATTAGTATCAGTAGGGTAAAGGAAAAAATAATGGAAGAAGAAAAGGAAGTTGTGGGAACACCCGAGGAAGCTCCGGTGGAACCAATCCCAGCCGAGACTCCGGCTGAACCAGTGGCTTCAGAGGAAACTCCGGTTACTGAGTAGTAAAAATTCGCTGGAGAACTAGACGCTTGCTGGAGAGTAGTCGGTTTGCCGCACTCTTCTCTCCAGCGGAGGGTGCTGCAAACGGGCTACAGCCCGTTCATTCATAACCACGCGAAAGCGTAATACTATGTCAGATGAGATTGTTAGTGGGGACACCACTGAAGGTTCGGTTCCTTCTCTAGTAGAAGGGGACGCCGAAGGTTCCACAACAGAGACTCCTGTTAGTTCCGTTGAGGCGGGGACAGCTGAGGCTTCCGCTCCAGTTGAACTACCAGAGGCACTGCGAGATAAGTACGTTGAAACAGAGCGGTATCAGAACCTTGAAAAGAAGTTAGGAAATTGGTCAGAAGTCGAAAAGCAAGCTGCTTTATATCAGCAGTATGCAAATGATCCTAGAGTTCAGGCTGCGCTAGCTCCACAGGAGACGAGCGAACCTGAAACACTCCCTGATTTTTCCACGATGCAGCCTCAAGAAGTAATTTCTTGGATGGATAAGCGAATGGAACAACGGGCTGAGCAGATTGCTCAGTCTAAAATCGAGGAGTTTCGTAAGGAGAATGTCGATCCGATGGCGAAAGACCTCTATACTCGTCAGGCAAACGAAATGGTGCAGAGTATGGAGTCTAAATATCCTGACTTTAAGGAAAAAAGAGAAGCTATTGCAGACTTTTTAGATCAAAACCCAGCTTTAGCTGAGAACTTGAACGAAAAGAGTTTAGAAATGGCGTATCGCTTTGTAGCCTTTGAAGAACAGCAGAAAAAGGGTGCAGCTGAAGCAGTTAAGAAGCTTCAGACGAAGGCAAAGGATACGGCAGTAAAGCCTCAAGGTTCATCTACTTCAACTGGCAAGCCGAAAGCTAATACTATCGCTGACGCATGGGCAATGGCTGAAGAGGGAACAATTAACTAAAAACTAAATGCCAGGTTCACAATTAGGAACGACGTTTGATAGCATTGCGTCAACAACGCTTCAAAACTATCAACCAAAACTACAAGACAACATCTATAAAAAGCTCCCATTTTTCTTCTGGATGATGGAGAAGGGTAGTAAGATGACTGTCGATGGTGGTCGGACTATCGTAGTCCCTATCACCTACGCCAAGAACTCAACTGTAGCGGCTTACGCTGGCTATGGGATTATTGACGTGACCCCACAGGACAATGAAACTGCTGCTGAATACGGCTGGGCGCAATACGCCGGTAGTATCGCTATTTCCGGTAAGGAAGAGCGACAAAACAGCGGTAACAAGACTAAGGTCATTCACTTGCTTCAAGCTAAGACGGATAATACCGAAATGGCTTTGAAGACAAAGTTGGATATTGACTTGTTTGGTTCACAGCTGACCAACGCAGCGGGTTCAAATGGAATCAACGGACTTCAAAGTCTGGTTGATACGACCTCAACCGTTGGAACGATTAACAGCACCACCGATAGCTGGTGGGACGCTCAAGTGACTGCCTCAGGTTCATTCGCTACGCAGGGATTGGACAACATGCGGACGTTGTATAACAACTGTTCGCTCGATGGAATGGGCAATCCTGATCTTGGACTAACGACTCAGACAGTCTTCGAGTATTATGAGAAGTCACTCCAGACGCAGCAACGCTTCACCGATACGAATACGCTTGATGGCGGGTTCCAGAACCTGAAATTTAAGGGTATGACGTTGATGTGGGATACGAACTGTACGTCAGGTGTGATGTATATGTTGAACTCTGAATTCATCAAGCTTGCAGTCCATCCAGACGGTGACTTGAAGACGACTGAGTTTGTGAAGCCAGCCAACCAGGACGCGAAGGTTGCGAACGTACTCTTCATGGGTAACGTGATTATGACGCAGCGTCGCCGACACGGTAAGCTAACCGGCATCACTGCCTAACTGTATGGCATTCGCCTCAGCTACGTCTTACGTTACTGTCATTGGAAATCAACGATTAGTAACGGGGACATTCACCAACACCGATACCGATAGCGGTGGGACAATCTCAACAGGTCTATCGGTTGTCCGAAGTTTCTCCATTGTTCCAACATCACACGTTGGCGCAGACAATCCAAAGTACTCTGCATCTAATGGCGATGTAACAATCGTCACTGGAAATGGAGTCGATGGAAACTGGACAGCCATTGGTGCATAGTAAGATCAATAAAAACTTATCAATGTGTTTGTAGGAGATGCGAGTGGGTAAAGTCCATCAGCCTACTTACAAACATTAAACAAAAAGATCATGCAAATTCAACAGGTTAATCGAACGGATGACGAAAAGGTCTACGTTGTCGCCAAGAACGTCAACGCAGTCACAGCGACCACGGGCTTCCAAATGCGGTGGGTCGGTGGAGCGGCTGCTGAAATCGTGTCAACAGGTGGTGCGGCAGCGGTCTTCTTAACGGATGCAACGGCAGCCCAGGCTGCTGGTGTCGCCGCTGAGGATATTGCGGTCAACGCCTATGGACGCTTGGTTGCTCACGGCCTTGCCTCAGTCGCCTTCTCGTTTGAAGCCAACAAAACGGTTGGTGTGACGGGTATCGCTACTGGTATTCTCAAAGCTGGTGGTTTGGCTGGTTCGTTTACTTCGGTGCGAACCCCACAATCATTGTCTACGAGTCTCTACAAGTACGCGCTTAATGCAACCACTACGAACATCTCAGGTGGTGTTCCAATTGGGAATGCGTTCATTCGCTTCCTCTAAGCTTTAGGGCTATCTCAACTCGGCGGGGTGGGGCAACCTACTCCGCCCGAGGGTGAGGTTTAGTAAGAATTCGTGAGAAGGAATATGTTAGAAAAAGACATTAAATACTTTCGGTGTGTTGAAGAGCGACGGATCATAACTGCCCGTCAAATACGTCAAGGAGTTTGTGTCGGCCACCACTTAAAGGTGGCTGGTTATGTTACACTGTGGGAGTGGTTACTTTGTAAGCTTCGCATCATACGTTAATGGAAAAGGAAGCTAGAACAATTAAGGTAGCCGTGGGGGTGCCGACGAAGGGAATGACTGACGCACCGGCGTATGATAACCACATGACTTTGTTGGCTCATTTGGGACGTTTAGAGGCCGCCTCGGCTATGGGTGTTCACGAGATCAATGGCGAGCATTATGATTACCCCGATGGAGTGAAGTTTAGATTTATGCTCACTACCTTTCCACGGGTCTTTCCGGCCTACGCCAGAGAAAAGATAGCTGAATCAGCTCAGACAGCGGGGTGCGATTATCTTCTCTTTTTTGATGACGACATGATTATGATGCCCGACCTCTTTGAGCGTCTCTTTAAGCACCAAAAAGATATTGTGGCAGCTTTAGCTTTTATGCGATTTCCCCCCTATACACCAGTGTTATACAATGTAACTCAAGGCTGGGACGGGGTAGAAAAGAGCGAATACTATATCAGCCACACCGTAGCAGACTATCCCAAAGACACTTTAGTTGAGTGCGACGCAGTTGGATTCGGGGCAGTGTTGATAAATATGAGGACTCTCAAAACTATTCCTCAGCCGTGGTTTATGACGACTTCGGGAGCTGGTGAGGACATTCACTGGTGCGCCTCAGCGAAGAAAGCTGGCTATCGGGTTTTTATGGACACCGCTACAAAGATTGGTCACTTAGGAGATCGGGAAGTCGTGACTGAGGAAACATACGAAAAACACCATGCCTGAACCAGTTACAATTCTCATCCCGACATATCAAAATGTTGATCAACTCCGAGAGTGTGTTTTTTCTATTCTGAATTACGCAACAATCTGGCCGGTGAAAATCATTATCATCAACAACGGTCAAGCTCCGTTAGCGGAGATGTATACTACTATTGAACACGTCAAAGTTATTACGGCTGAAAAAAACTTAGGCTGGGAAGGTGGACTAAAGGAAGGTTTGAAATATGTGACGACGGAGTATGTGATGTTTGCGAATGATGATATTTTTATTCCCCGCTCGTCCTCAACGTGGTTACGAGACTTGGTGCGTTCTATGAATACCTATAAAGATTTTGGAGCAATCGGGCCGTCAAGTAACGTTGTGATGGGACCGCAGAACATATTTAGTCCACCAAACTCACAAGGATTTCTAGCGCAGTTTCTAGTTGGATTCTGTGTTCTATTCCGTCGTAAAGCCTTAGAAGAGGTCGGTGGAGTAGACGACACCTTGCCTGGTGGTGATGACCTGGACTACTCGATTCGGTTACGCAAGGCTGGGTGGAAGTTGGCAGTCCAAAAGGATGTTTTTGTGTATCATCACGGGTTTCAAACTGGAAATAAGTTGCATGGCGATCACACTGTTGCAAACGGCTGGAACTCGCCGCAGATGACTGAACGAACGAATACTGCCATTATTAAGAAGCATGGATTCATGGCGTGGTGGGAGACTTTGTACCCTGGTGATGGTGGCGTGACTGACGCTCACCCAAATGACTCAGAGGGAGATATGGTTAGGAAGTTTATTAAAGGTGAGGCGGTCGTTGAAATGGGTGTAGGTGCAAAAAAAACCGTTCCCCATGCAATCGGGGTTGACCGTGTAGCTAAGGGTGAAGTTATGCCGTGGATGGATGGGGCGGTGTCTGTGGCTGATGTAGTAGCGGACGTGACTGAACCCTTACCATTTGAAGACAATACGTTTGATACACTCATAGCCAGACATATCATCGAACACGTTGTAGACGTAGTTAAAGTCTTGCGTGAGTGGACACGAATAGTGGAAGTCGGTGGACGGGTTATTATATCTACTCCAAATGAAAACATTAGTCGAGGTATACCGTTGAATCCAGAACATTGTCATACCTTTACACCAGACAGCCTGGTAAATATCTGCTCACTTGTAGGACTGAAAAAGATTGCTGGGGCGCAGAACTACAACGATATAGCTTTCACAATTGCTTTTGAAAAACAATGAAAGACGGCTCTAACACAACTGAAGGAGTAACTTACCAAGACATCCCTGATTCGGGATTACCGTTTCATCGTGGAGATAGCTCCTATCGAGCAAAGCGGATTACGGAGTTAGTAGATGTTAAAGATAAAACTCTGCTTGATCTGGGTTGTAGTGTTGGGACGATTAGTGCCACGCTGGCCAGTTTTGGAGCGAAAGTGACAGGCGTGGATTATGACGAGGAAGCTATCGCTACTGCTAATAAATATTACGGACCAGTCGCTTCGTTTCAGGTACAAGACATCACGCTAGAGTACATTCAAGGACTTCCCCATTACGACGTTGTTATCTGGTTGTCGCAGTTTATGTGGCTGGCAAAACAGAAGGGGATAGATTACGCCCTTGATTGTCTGTGGGAATTGTCTAAAAAGTGTGACACTTTGGTATTTGAAACAGCTGGCATGGATGGATCGGCTCCACTGGGGATTGGGCAGGAAGTAGTTATCCAAATACTCTTAAAGAATACCGTTTTTCAGGATATTGTAGATACCGGACCGTGGACTGGCGGAGTTCATATGAGCATGAACTGGCCGTCACGCAACGTGTTTGTTTGCTCTAAGCCTTTCTTGGGGAGTGAGACGGAACTTTCAAAGATAGAGTTACTCAAGCGAGGCGAGGTGAAGAAAACGTATAATGTCAACGAAGGTTCGGTGGGACGGGAGATTCTTCAAAGAGAGATAGACTTTCTCAATGAGCTAAATGGTATTGTTCCAACCATTCTTTCTACCGATGAGAATTCAATCACCATGACGTATGAAGGCCCACGGACAAAATTCATTCCCGAACGGGATGCTCAGATAATTCTTGATTGGCTGAGGATTAAGTTTCTCATCCATCGGGACATTCGCCCTGAGAATATACTTTGGAATGGGAAAAACATTGTTTTAATTGACCTTGCTTGGATGATCCGAGTTGGAGAGGACACCAACTACAGTCACGATATAGGTGGGAAGTACAAGAGTCCTTATGGATTCAATGATGAGTATTCACTTCGTAAAGTGCAGAAGGAATTGTTATGAAGAAATTACGAATCGCTACTTACTTTGAAAATCGCCTAGGTCGTTCGGACGGCGCACCATTGTATTACTCCCAGGTTTTGAAGCGCATGGGACACGAGGTAGTCCATTTCACTTCGGAAGATACGGGCGACCTTGATAAATGGGGAGAATTTGACATACACCTCCACGCGGATTGGGGAGAAGACGGTCTGGTCAATTTGCTTCCCTATAAGCCAATGGATTGTCCGCACCCATCCATTTACATTCCGTGTGACTCACACATAACCGAAGCTGGCAGAGATTTTCGGTTCAACCTTGCCCTAAAGCATGATTGGAATTTCTTCTGCCACAGCCGAGGCATGGAAGAGTTCAAGAAACTGCATCCTGATAAACACGCTGACTGGCTCCCGTGTGCAGTTGAGCCTCTAGCTTACCCGAATACACCTGTCTCCCTGAAAACGTACGATATTGGATTTGTCGGATTCGTGACATTTCGTAAACGGGCTGAAATGCTTGATCGAATGTTCAAAGAGTTTCCTAACTTCTTTTATGGTCAACGATTCTCTCGGTGGATTTATGGCGAACCAGCGGGAGGTCAGGACACGGCTGATATATTTCGTAAGTCCAAGATTGTGTTTAACACCGCTGCAGTGGATGACTTTAATATGCGTATTCCAGAATCAACTGCTACGGGTTCTTTCCTTTTGACTGAATGGGTGCCTGATATCGAAAAAGCTGGTTATGTAGACGGAGTACATTTAGTTACTTACAAGACTATGGACGAAGCTATCGAGAAAGCGCACTATTACTTGGAGAATGAACAGGAACGTGAGTTAATCGCTAAAACAGGCATGGAGTTTACACTGGCGAATCACACATATAAACATCGAGCAGAGAAAATCTTATCAACTATTTTTGGAGACAAAAATGGAACAAGTTAAAAAGCGTGGTCGTCCCCGTAAAGTAGTTAGTGAGTTGCAAGCTGACGGTCAGGGTAATTCATTTGTGGAAAAGCATTATGCTTCTGGTCCAACAGATTTTGACCAAGTGGCTATCTTCCAGCAATTGTTTGCTAACATTTTTGATCGGAACAGGAAGCGAAGTATGGCTGAGGTGTTGGACTACATCTTACAAGACGGCGGAGCTGAGATGGACAATAAAAAGTTAATCGAACGGACTAATATGTTAGGACTACGGGCTGATCTTTATACCCCTCAACCAAACGAGGGTAAGACACCGGAAGTATGAGAAAAGTTTTAGTCACCGGTGGAGCGGGTTTTGTGGGTTCTCACTTAGTAGAAGAGCTTATAGGTCGTGGTTATGAAGTGGTGGTTTTTGACAATCTCTCTACTGGTAGCTTGAAAAATTTAGAGTTTGTTTCTGAATGTGATTTCATACATGGAGATATTAGGAATTTTGAAACTGTGAAAAGTGCCATGATTGGTTGTGATACAGTTCTTCACATGGCGGCTCTTCCGAGGATTACGCCTTCTTTTGAAAACCCCCTGGAAGGGTTTAGTGTCAATGTAACTGGAACGGCTAATGTACTAGAGGCAGCGAAACAACTAGGAATTAAGTACGTTCTATACCCTGGTTCTTCTTCCCTTTTTGCCGATACGACTATCTTCCCTACCCCGCCGGACGCTCCTAAAATGCCCTCTAAAAGTCCCTATTCCTTCCAAAAGCTCCTAGCGGAGTACCTCTGTAGGCACTACCATCGCATGTACGGCCTAAATATCGCCACCATGAGGCTTTTCAACGTGTTTGGGGATAGAATGCCCTCAAGCGGTTCCTACGCGATTGTAGCGGGTATTTTCCTGAATCAGAAGAAGGAAGGTAAGCCCTTAACGATCAAGGGTGACGGGACTCAGCGGCGGGATTTTACCTACGTGAAAGACATAGTAAAGTCTATGGTCTACGGGGCGGAGCGGAGAATTACAGGTACGTTTCACTTGGGAACTGGTAAAAACCATTCTGTTAATGAAATTGCCTATAAAATCGACCCTCACGGACAGCGGGAGTATTTACCTCTAGGAACAGGGGATTACCCGGTTACTTTGGCTGATAATATAAAGGCTAGGAATGAGCTAGATTTCTACCCAACTGTTGACATTATGAAGTGGCTAGATAAGCAGCTAGACAAGCAATTAGTAGGGTAGTATATTCAAAGCAGAGAAGGAATTACTTCTTAAATATAAAACAAATGGGATTACATGATTCGGCCTATAAGTCTTCAGGGGCTATTACAGGTGATGTAGCTGTAAGTGCTGTACCTAGCGTGATTGGATCAATTACGCTTTGTTCTGGTACGACTGCAAGTTCCCTAAAGATACACGATGGGACTTCGGCTTCTGGTACTTTGACTTGGCAGTTGACTACGATTGCTACGACAGCCGCTGGGGATGATTGTGTTTCAGTCGAATTTCCTGATGGATTGATTGTTCCTACAACTGGCATCTTTGTTGACTGGACTGGAACAGGAGCAGTTGGATTCGTCGCTTGGCGACCGCTGTAGTTTTATCAAGCTGGAGAAAACAAAAAATGAATGGCCAATTATCATCCAATATCAAGTTGGAAAAAGGGTAACGTACCCTGGAACAAGGGAATAAAGCGTCCCCCGTTTTCGGATGAGTGGAAAAAGAAAATGGGTGATTCTCATCGTGGTAAAAAACATCCTCCACGTTCAGCGGAGTCTCTTTTAAAGATGTCTTTAGCGCAGAGGGGTAAAGTTATTCCTATTGAAGTTAGGTTAAAGATAAGTCAAACTCTTAAGAAAATAGGAGCTGGTCAGTGGAATGTTGGTAGAAAAACTTCAGAAGAAACTAGGCGTAAACTTAGTCTTGCATCTAAGGGTAAGAAAGTTCATTCAGAGGAATGGAAACAAAAACTAAGTGAACGCTGGAGGGGTGAAAACAATCCTTCTTGGAAGGGTGGGGTATCCCCTGAGCATATTCGATTGAGGCATAGTCGAGAGTATAAACTATGGCGTGCTTCTGTTTTTCAACGTGATAATTGGACATGTCAAAGTTGTGGCCAGCGGGGTGATTATTTACAAGCCGATCACGTAAAACCATTTGCGCGTTATCCTGAGTTAAGATTTTCCGTAGATAACGGTAGAACACTTTGTTTGGAATGTCATAAACAAACACCGAATTTTGCAACTAAAAGTTTGTATATGAAGGAAATATAAAATGGGAGCTAATTACTCAGATTATACTTCAATAATAAATTCAGTCGCGGATCGGTACGATGACACCTCAGCTGGTACGCTAGCGACTATTCGTCGGGAGATTACTTCGACACTCCGGCGTATTTGGTCGTCTACTCCTAACTGGAAGTTTGCTCGCTCTAGCGCGACTATCGCCACCGTAGCCTCAACCGCTTCATACACGCTTGACTCCACTTATGGATTCGGGCGGCTTTACGACGTAGTAAACACGACAAGTAGTGTTAGAATGGTCTATTACTCAGACCGTGAAATAGACGGTTCTAACCCAGCCTCAACGACGACAGGTTCTCCGTATGCTTACCGTTTGTGGGGAGCTTCTTCGGGGATTCAAACCATGCAGCCCTACCCTATCCCTGATGGAGTGTACACGATTACCTACAAGTTTTACCGTCTGCCGACGATTGTTGATTTAGAAACAACCAGTACGCAGTTAGTCAACGATGCACTTGAGCCTGACTTACCGGCAGAGTTTCGGGAGCTTTTAGTTCTCTACCCGTTAGTTGAATTATACAAGCGCGACTCTAACCCATTAGCGAATGTGTCTCAGATACAGTATGAGAACTTACTGGCTCAGATGAGGTCACGCTATGAAGACGAGCCGGATATTCTCCATGTTTTAAGAAGTGAAGACGAAAATACTAACTTAACAGGACCGAATTTGATGATGCCTGCTGATTTTGGACCGACTGTACATTGAAACGAGGCGGTGTGACCTTCTCCGCCGCCTCGTTTGAGTATGCAACGCCCAGTCCCGCCAGTTCCGGCTACTGAGTTAAAGACCTTCCCGATTACTGCTTTAACGGGTGGGTGGAATGATAATACAAATCAAGACGCTGTAGCTGATAATGAAATCTCTGACGGTCGGAATGTAGAGGTTACAGGAAATAACACTTTAGAACCCCGTCAGGGGACGGTGGTTCGTGGAACGTATCTTGGTAATACAACCAAGATTTTAGGGTTACATGAGTATATTAAACCTTCGACTGGAGCAAGGAAGCTTTTGGCTGTTTATAATACAGATGCATATGTTTTATCTGGGACTGATTGGGAACCAGCCGGACTTACGTTAACGACGAATAAGCCAGCTGAGTTTGCTGATTTTTTGGATCGAGCATACATGACGAATAAGGGTAGTACAGCTGCAGGTGCTCTCGGTGTAACCTACTACGATGGAACTAACTGGACTCAGGTAGCGGGGTTTCCAGTAGCAGCCGCGACTTCTTCGGATGTAGCGGCTGGGTTGTGTGTTTTTAAGGAACGACTTATTGCTTGGAACACAACGAATAACCCCAAAAGAGTCTATTACTCAGGTCAGAATGCTCATACGATTGGTGCAAATGATTACTTTGACGTTGATGAACCAGTGGTTGTCTGTGTAGCGTTGTTTGATTACTTACTCATTTTTACAGAGAATAAGATTTATCGAGTCGGGTCGTTTATCTTTACAAATGCGGCTTTTGAACCGAATAGTGTTCAACCTCTACCTACTCAAGTTGGATGTGTCGCTCAACGAACAGCTAAAGTAGTTGGTCAGAAAATATATTTCCTTTCTAAGGTTGGTCTGATGGAGACTGACGGTTTAGGAGTGAATAATATTTCTGATAATAAAATTCGTGAGTATTTAGCGAGTACGATTTCTAAAAATATTTTGACTACTTCTTGTGCTGGAGTTACGGGGAATGAATACCGTTTACAACTTTCGACTGGCGGAACTGTTCAGGATGAGATGATCACGTATGATACGTACAATAAAATCTATTACACTAGAGCTGAAAACTTTAATTGTTCTTGTTTCTCTAATTTTACAGAAAGTAATGTAGTTGGGTTTTTCGGTGGTTCAGACACCGATGGAACGGTGACGCAGTTTCTTCAGTCTAACTTTTACGATGAGGCAGTGACGGCTTCTTCTTTAACTGCTTCTGATACGGATAACCCTATTGATGCAGCCAGTGGGGCGGTTACACGGGTTGCCCAGAGTTTCACTGTTTCAACGATGCAGTCAATTACTAGGGTAGCGTTATACTTAAAAAAGAACGCTGGGACTACGACTGAATTAACAGTAAGGATAGAAACAGATAATTCTGGCGTGCCTTCGGGGACTTTGGTTGCTTCGACTGCAACTTCAACTATTGCGGCCTTTTCTACGACTACGTACCGGTTCAAATATGCTACTTTTAGTACTTCAGTTGTCCTTTCCCCTAGTGTGACGTATTGGATTGTTCTTCAACATACTACTGAAGGGACTGGAGACTCTCAATATTATTGGGGTAGTGATAATGGAGGAACATATACAGGCGGTACGGCGGCGACGTATGCCTCGTCAAGTTGGGCTGCACAAGCGGCGCATGATTGTCTTTTTCTAGCCTACTTTCAACAGGGGTATGAAAAATACTTCATCACGAAAGGATATCCCTTAGGGAATCCGCAGTTTCAGAAGATCATAAAGCGGGTCTACGCTGAGGTTGAGTCTTCGGGAAATTATACAGCTACATTAGGTCTTAATACCGATTTATATACATCTTTCTCTGATTCGACTATTTCTTTATTAGGTAACTCGCCTATTCGTGGTTCTAGCTTAACAAGGGGAAACTTCACAAGAGGAACGAAGTTAAAAGCCTCTACGTTTGTCCGTCCCCAGGGGGTAAGGGGTAGACGGATTAAATTAAGGGTCTATAATAACACTGCTGGACAGAAGTTTACCTTCCATTCAGCCGTCCTGAATTACATCGTTAGAAAAATAGCAAGATAAAATAAACAAAAATGAGTCAGGTACCTTCGTTAAATCAGATCGTTTCAGGAGATGCCGATGATCCTTCAAAGGATATGGCCAACTGGAACGCTATCAGAAACGTAGTAAACGGGTCTTTGGATACTACAAACTTATCGTCTTCAGCTGGGATTACCGCTGCCCAGACGGTTTTTGGTACGTTTACCGATTGGACCACTTGGACGCCTGGGTACGTTGGTTTTTCTGCTAACCCAACCGTGAGTTACTCAAAATATTGTCGGATTGGAAAACACGTTACTGTAGTTTATAGTTTAGCTGGCGCAGGAACTTCTAATAGTGTGAACTTTGCTATTACGGGTTTACCAGTAGCGGCGAGTTCTTCTTTGGATGCAACGAATGGTTTGCAATTTTGGGTTCGAGCTTTAGATGGAGGCGTAGCGTTAGTTTCTCCAGCTGTTGGTGGAATCGGAGCAGGTTCTACGCAAATTACATTCTATCGAGATGGTAATACAACTTCTTGGACAAACACTGGTGGTAAGGGAGTGTATAGTTTTTCATTCACCTATCCTGTTGATTAGTATGTTTATTTCTCCAGATGCTACGCCTTCAGAAGTAGCAAAAACTATTAACGGTCAGTTGGATAATGATAATCTTCGGCTACTTCCAGCGATTGCTTTGAATAAATTAGCAACTGGGGCGTTACCAACTGGAATCACTATTGCTTCAGCGAATATTGTAGATGGTACGATTGTCAATGCTGATATAAACGCTTCGGCTGGCATTGTTATATCTAAAACAGAATTAGCCACGTAT